GTGAGCCTCACCTATCAGTTCCGGCCGATCTCCTCCTGGCCTGGCAAACCCACCCCAAACGACGCCCGCCGACGTGCAACCTTCAGCGCCGGCTGGACGGCCACGCTTCGCCTTCTGGAGGCTGAGCTGGGTCATCTGGACGGCAGCAGTGTTGTGATTGAGGCAGACTGTGACCAGTCGGCCATCAAGCTCGACGGGATGTTCCGCGCTGGAGCCAAGCTTCGCGGGCCGGGGGTGGTCATCAGCTTTGGCTCACGGGTGGGAGCCCTGCGTTACCCGTGTGACACGTTCACGGACTGGCAGGACAACGTCCGGGCGATCGCCTTGTCTCTGGAGGCATTGCGAAAAGTTGAGCGGTACGGCGTCACCAAACGCAACGAGCAGTACCAAGGATGGGCGGCGCTGCCGGCACCTGGCCAAACCTCGGTGGGACTTGTCGCCCCTGTGGCCACGAATGCGCTGGCCGATCCAGTGAGGGCGGCTGTGTGGCTTTCCAACACTGTTTACGGTCCCAAGGTGCCCGGCCCGGGCGTCTTCACCGCTGACCACATCCTGAAAGATGAGACTGCCTACGACGCGGCCTACCGGGATGCGGTTCGTGAGCTGCACCCGGACGCGAACGGCGGGAACCTCCGCCCTGAGTGGCACAAGCTGCAGGATGCGGTTCGGTCATTGTCCTTCTACTGGGAAAAGCGGCAGCAGGGTGGTGGCAAATGAGCAAGGCGGTGCCGAACAACATGCAAAGGACTGCATATGCCTGACAGAATCATTCGAGCAACAATTCTCTCGTCAGACGCCGTGTGTGGTCTCGGCTGGGCCGAAGAGGTCTTCTACCGGCGCCTGCTGAGTGTGATCGACGACTATGGCCGCTTTGACGGCCGACCTGATGTACTGCGTTCTTCTTGTTACCCCGTCCAAACCGACAAGGTACGTGTTTCCGACATCTCCCGCTGGCTCGCCGAGTGCGAAATGGCCGGGTTGCTCGCAATCTACGAAGTTGAAGGTCGACGGTTTATCCAAGTTCACAAGACGCAGTTTCAGATTCGTGCCAAGAAATCGAAGTGGCCGCAGCCGCCTGCCAACATCTGCAAGCATGTGCTGGCAGATGACAGCACGTGCAAACATCCTCCGGCAAATGCGCCCGTATTCGTAGTCGTAGACGTAGGCGCAGCAGCAGCAGGAACGATTACCGGAGATTCCCCGCCGGCTGGGGCTGCTGCTGCCGCTGCTGCTGCTGAGCCTACGCAGGGGGGAGAAGCGGACGAGCGGCACGATGACGTGCTCATCACGTTGGCGGGCATGGGGATTACTGGCGCCAAAGCCACAGAGCTGGCGGCGATGCCATGGGTGAGCGTTGACCTGATCCGGCGGGTGAAGGCCGAGATGCGTGCGGGTGAAGGGCCTGGAATGCTGATCACCAGGCTCGAGAAGGATGAGCGAGCCAAGTGGGAGGCCAAGCAGCTGGCCGAGCAGGCCCGAGCGGCGGCCGAGGCTGTGAAGCGTGAAGAGGCTGAGCGGCAGCGAGAGGCCATTCAGCAGGCTGCTGTCGAGAACAGGCCGGAGGATGAGAAGCTCTTGGCAGCGACCCCAGTCACCGAGATCACTCGAGCCATCGACCGAACGCCGGACCCTCGGATGCGATCGGCGATCAGGTCGGCGAGCAAGGATGGGCGAGGACTGCCCACGGACCAGAAGCTCCGTCACTGCGTTGCTCAGGAGATTCGGGCTGGCGAGACGGCCAAGGCGGCACTTGCCAGGGTGAGGCCGATGATCATCCCAAAGGCGCATGACGCGGCAAATGAACAGCCACAGGCGGCTGCACCCATTCTGAAGCGTGACCATCACCGCGAGGGGGTGCGCGCCGGGTTAGGGGGGGTGGGGTCAACGGGTCCTTCCCCGGCCTTGGCCCTCTCCCCCTAACCCTTTGGAACATCACCGCGGGCGGTAGTGTTTGTTTGTCGGGATTTTTGTTTGTTGTTGTCGTGAATTTTGATGAGGTTTTTATGGCGAAAAAGGCTGAAAAACGAAGCGGTGGAGAGAGTGTGGTGGGGGTGCAGAAGCTGGTGTTTATGACGGCGGGGGAGCTGGCGAAGAACCCGAAGAACTGGCGGACCCATCCGCCGGAGCAGATCTCGGCGCTCCGGAAGATGATCGCGGATCCTGAGGTGGGGTTTGCAGTGCCGGTGCTCTTCAACTCGAAGCTGGGGCGGCTGGTCGACGGGCATGGCCGGCTGGAGGCGGTGACGCCGGACACGGTTGTGCCGGTGCTGATTGGGAACTGGGATGTGCGTGGGGAGGCGAAACTGCTGGCGAGTCTGGACCGGCTGACGGGGATGGCGGGGTCGGACCATGGGCAGGTGTCGGCGCTGCTGGCGGAGATCGGGGATGAGTTGCCGGAGGAGATTCGGGCGCTGATGGAGGATGAGGTGTCGCCGGTGCTCGAGGGTGAGAAGGATGCGGTGGAGGTGCCAGAGGCCTGGCAGGTGGTGGTGGAGTGCGACGGGGAGGATGAGCAGGCGGCGGTGTTTGAGCGGCTGAAGGGTGAGGGGATGAAGGTGAAGTTGTTGACGCTGTGATGGTGGTGTCTTTTTGCCAAGGAAGGTGAACGATGAAGACTAAAGTCGTCAATGAGGCTGGTGGAGGGCGTAGTCTGCGCGTGGAGCAGGTGGTGGGGATGTTTGACCTGGACGTGCAGAAGGCGCGGCGGGTGGAGGTGTCGGCCGAGTTGCCGGCTGCGGCCGGGGATTGGCGGATTGGGCTAATCGTGGGGCCGAGCGGCAGCGGGAAGAGCAGTGTAGCGCGGGCTGCTGTGAAGGCCGGCGGGGCGTGGGATGGGCTGGCGGATCTGTATGAGCCTGGTGTGCGGTGGCCAGCCGGCGCGGCGATGGTGGACGGGATGCCGGCGGGGGTGGGGATGAAGGAGATCGCGGGGATGCTGACGGCGGTGGGCTTGAGTAGTCCGCCGGCGTGGGTGCGGCCGTATGAGGTGCTGAGCGGCGGGGAGAAGTTTCGGGCGGATCTGGCGCGGGCGGTGCTGTCGGCCGAGCCGGGCAGCGTTGTTGTGTTCGATGAGTTCACCAGTGTGGTGGATCGGACGGTGGCGAAGGTAGGGAGCGCAGCTGTGGCGAAGGCGGTGAGGAGGATGAACGGACCAAAGCTGGTAGCGGTGACCTGCCACTACGACGTGGCGGAGTGGCTGCAGCCGGACTGGGTGGTGGACATGGGGGCTGGCGGGAAGTGCGTGTTTGCAGGGGCCGACCCTGCAAGGGGGTCTCTTCGGCGCCCCGAGATCTTCGGCAGGTTGTACCGGTGCCGGCCTGGGACTGGGGTTGGGCGGCGGCTATGGCAGACTTTTGGGAAACATCACTATCTAGACTCGAGCCTGCATCCGGCGGCACAGTGCTATGTCGGCGTAGTTGAGAAGATGGGCGATGTGGTGGTGGATGAGCCGGTGTGTCTGGTGGCGGTGCTGTCGATGACGGGCCGCGCGGGAAGGGATCGGATTAGTCGGGTGGTGGTGTTGCCGGACTGGCAGGGAATCGGGGTGGGCGGTGCTGTACTGAGGGCGGTGGCCGCTGACCGGGTGGGAATGGGGCGGCGAGTGAGCCTCGTGACGCGGCATCCTGGGATGCTGGCCGGGTTGAAGCGGGCGGGGAGCGGGTGGAAGTGTGTGGGTGCACTGCGGAACGGGCATCGGGCAGGTCGCAGCAAGAAGGTCGATGGCCGGATTATTGGGAGTGAGGCGCTGAGCCGCGGGCGGCCGGTGGTAAGTTTTGAGTACGTTGGTGGAGGACCCCGATGAACGATGAAGCCTTGCTGATCGAACTGCTCGAAGAACACCTAGATGACCTGCGGCTGTACGTCGAAGGCGCGGACGACGCCTACGACGCTGCACCGGCAGGAACTGCAAAAGCCGATGCACGCGCGAAGGCGAGCAAGATGCGCCGTCAGGCTGAGCTGCTGGCCGAACATATCGAGAAGTTGAAGGACGGAGGGAACCGCAAAGATGACTAAGCCTCGAAAGAAACCACTGCAGAAGTCTCCGGGACCGGAGGTGCTGGCTGCCGAAGCGAAGGCGGTGGAGCAGGCAGTGCTGCTGCTGGTGGGCGGGGTAAGCCGTCGACTGGTGGAGCAGCAGGTGGCTGGATCTGGCGTGGCAGCGGCCCGGGTGGCAGAGGTGGTGCAGGCGGCGCGGGAGAAGATCCGGGTGGCGGCGGACTATGACCGAAGCGAGGAGGTGGGGTTGGCGGTGACGCGGTGTGAGGACATCTACCGGAAGGCGCTGGCGGCGAAGGATCTGAAGACGGCGCTGGCAGCCAACAAGGAGAAGAGCCGGCTGAGAAGGCTGTACGAAAGGACCGAGGGAGAGACCGGTTCGGAAGGCGCTGCTGGCGGCGGCGCTGAGCTGGAGGAGTGCCGGCGGGTGCTGGCGGCGATCGCGGGACACGTTTTGCCGCTGGAGCTGGCGGAGGCGGGGTATCCTCTGGAGGAGCATGTGAGGATTGCGGCGTCGCGGCTGAGTCGGCCGGCTTGATCAGTTCCGGCAGGGGTGCCGGGTTCGTTCGGAGTCACGGGAGTGACTGGCTGTGGTGAATGACTGCGGTGTATGCAGCAGTAAAGCGACGGGAGTCGGCGCGGCGGCGTGAGCTGACGCTGCTGGGGCAGGACATCGGCCCGATCCCGGCGGTGGCGGACCCACGCCGGCGGGCGCGGGCGGAGGCGTCGCTGGAGTTTTTCCTGAAGACCTACTTCCCGCAGGTCTTTCACCTTGCCTGGTCGGGGGACCACTTGGAGGCGATCGGCCTGATCGAGGGGGCGGCGCGGGATGGCGGGCTGTTTGCGTATGCGATGCCGCGCGGGAGCGGGAAGACATCCATGTGTGAGGGGGCGGTGCTGTGGTCTCAGCTGGTGGGGCTGCACCCGTTTGTGATGCTGGTGGGGGCTACGGCGGACGCGGCCGGGGTGGCGCTGGCCAAGATCAAGAGCCAGTTGCAGAACAATGACCTGCTGCTGGCGGACTGGCCGGAGGTGGTGTTTCCATTCCGAAAGCTCGAGGGAGAGAGCCGGCGGGCGAGCGGACAGCGGTACTACGGGAAGCTGACGCACATCGGGTGGAGCGCGGAGGAGGTGGTGTTTCCGATGATTCCCGGGAGCCGGGCGGGGGGCTCGGTGATTCGGACGGCGGGGCTGACGGGGAACATCCGCGGGGCGAGCCATGTGACGCCGGCGGGGGCGAGCGTGCGGCCGAGTCTGGTGATCATCGACGACGCTCAAACGGACCAATCAGCCAGGAGCGTGAGCCAGGTGAAGGAGCGGCTGGCGATCATCGAGGGGACGATCCTGAATCTGGCCGGGCCGGGGCAAAAGATTGCGGCGGTGATGCCGTGCACGGTGATCAGGGCGGACGATGTGGCGGATCAGCTGCTGGACCGGGCGCGGCACCCGGAGTGGCAGGGCCGGCGCACGAAGCTCATGAAGAGCCTGCCGACGAACGATGCGATGTGGAACGAGTACACGCGGCTTCGGGCGGAGAGCCTGCGGAACGGCGGGAAGGGTGAGCCAGCAACCGAGTACTACCGCGAAAATCGGGAGGCGATGGACGAGGGGGCGGAGGCGAGCTGGCCTGAGCGGCACAACAGCGACGAGATCAGCGCGGTGCAGTACGCAATGAACCTGCGGATGCGGAACGAGGCGGCGTTTTGGGCGGAGTACCAGAACGAGCCGCTGAGCGAGCGGGGCGGCGATGGGGTGGAACTGACGATCGAGGGGCTCGAGCTGAAGGTGACGGGGCTGAAGCGGGGTGAGGTGCCGCTGGGGGTGGAGCACCTGGTTTCATTTGTGGACGTACAAAAGGATGTGTTGTTTTGGACGGCGATGGGGTTTGCCGACGACTTCACGGGGTGGATCCTGGACTACGGGGCGTGGCCGGATCAGAAGCGGGACTACTTCACGCTGAGCAACATCACGCGGACGCTGGCCGGTTTTACAAAGGCGGCGACGATGGAGGGGCAGATTTACAACGGTCTGCGGGGGGCGTGCGACCTGCTGTTCGGGCGCGGGTCCGGAGGGCAAGCCCGTCCGTGGCGCAGGCAGGACGGGGTGGGGATGGAAATGGAGCGGTGCATGGTGGACGCGAACTGGGGCAGGTCGACGGATGTGGTGTACCAGTTTTGTCGGGAGGGCGGCGGCGCCGATGGCATGTACCGCGGGAAGGTGACGCCGTCACACGGCCGGTACTTCGGGGCGAGTGCGGTGCCGATCAGTGAGTACAAGCGCAAGGAGGGTGAGCGGGTGGGGACCTACTGGAGGATGGGCCAGCCGAAGGCGGCGCGGGGGGTGCGGCACGCGCTCTGGGACACCAACTGGTGGAAGAGCTTCACAGAGCAGCGGCTGCTGCAGGCGCAGGGGGACGCGGGCAGCTATTCGATCTTTGGCGTGGAGGCCAACGGCCGGCGGACGGACCATCGGATGCTGTTCGAGCATCTCACCAGCGAGGGCAAGACGAAGGTGACGGCGCGGGGCAGGGAGATCGATGAGTGGCGGATCAAGGTGGGCAGGGACAACCACTTTTGGGACTGCGTGGTGGGCTGCTCGGTGGCGGCCAGCATCGCCGGGGCGAAGGTGCTGGGCAGTAGTACGCCGGCGGTGGTGAGGAGGGTGGTGAAACTGAGCGAGCGGAAGGGAAAGGTCTGGGGCGGGCAGAAGTAAGTGGTGGGTGGTGAGTAGAGCAGACTAGCGCGAAAGGATGTGCGTTATGACGGTGGTGAAGACGAAGAAAAAGAAGGTTGGCCGGCGGAAAAAGCTGCGGGCTGGGCTTTCGGTGCGGTCTTGGATCAAGTTCTTGGAAAGCTCTGGCGGGATTGCGGAGCTGGGGGCGGACGTGGCGCGGGAGCTGGCGGCGGAGGCGCGGCTGGAGCTTGGCCGGCAGTCGCGGCGGTGTTGCTCTGCTTATTGGCTGGAGTGCGTGCGTGCGGCGCCGGGTGAGGTGCGGCAGCCGTGCGAAGAGCTGGTGATGATCGACGGGCACGCCGCGTGCGTGTGGCGGCCGGGGATGGCGACGGTGAGGCGGGTGAAGGATCTGGAGTGGAGGGACTGCCCGGACTATGTGAGCGAGTTCTTTGCTGACATCAGCTGGTCGGAGGCGGCGCTGGTGCCGAGCGTGTACGTGACGGAAAGTGGCTACAGCGGGGACTTCGTGATTGAGCAGACGGAACTGCTGCGGATGCGGCTGTCGCGGGAACTGGGAGACGATGAGGAGACGCGGCGAGTGAGCGTGGCTGGCATGGGGTGGGGGTGATGCAGGGTGATGCAAAGTGATGCAAGGTGATGCGTCGCAATATTTCGTAGCAACTCACGCGCACAGATTTAGAGGGAGATGGTTTTATGGATGACCGGCTGCGGAAAATCCGAGATGCTCGGCTTACTCCGGCAGAGGTGAATGCGCTGGTAGTGGTGGATCAGGCAGGGAGTGTCAGGGCGGCGGCGGACTATCTGCGGATCACCAAGGCGGCACTGAAATCGGCGAGGAACCGAGCGTTTCGGAAGCTCAATGGGGTTGGAGCACCTGCGCCCGACCTGCGAAGAGCGGGGGAACGTGGGGCGATCGGTCGGTGCAGGCGGGGGCTGCTGCAGAGCGTGTAAGGCAATCACAGAAATGAAGGAGTACACGATGACGAGACTGAACTTTCAGTTCGGCGGGATCTTGGCTGCGCTGGTGCTTGTGGTCGCGGCGTTGGTGATGCCGCTGGCGGTTGGTGGGTGTACCGCGGACGGAAGCCCGGCGCCTCCGGAGTCGGTGCTTCCGACGCCGGAGGATGTGGCTGAGCTGCGGGCACAGGTGGAGCAGGCGGAGAAGACCAAGGCGGCGGTGCTATCCGATGCCCAGCAGGCGGTGGCGGTGGCTCAGGCGGCGCTGGCAGAAGCCAAGGCGGCTACCACCAGACCGGCGCCGGACGGATCCACGATCTCCCCGGACATTCAGGCGAAGCTGCTGGAGGTGGCTACGGCCAGCCAGAGGGCATTGGCGCGGGCGGAGACTGACGCGATGGCGATCAACGCCAAGGCAGATCAGGTACTGGGCAAGGTGACGACGGCACTCAAGGCGGCGGAGACCGGGCTGACGCGGGATGAGCAGGGCCAGGTAGACGGGCAGGCCGTGGGCGGGGTGGTAGGGACGATTGTGGGCCTGATCCCCGGCGCCCAACCGTTTGCGCCGCTGGCCGTGGAATTGGTCGCTGGCGTGCTGGGCATCTGGGGATTGATGACCCACAAGAAGCGTAAGGCGGCTGAACAGAAAGCGGCCACAAACTTCCGTCAACTGGTCGAAGTGGTGGACTCTTTTGAGTTCTTGTACCACGGCGAGAAGAAGCCGGCGGAGGATGTATTGAAGCTGCGGGCGGTGCAGTCGGCCGACACGCAGGAACTGGTGGACAAGATCACCAAGAAGCGGCTTGGGAAGTAGGGGAGCGGCGGTCTTCAGTAGGTCTCATCGGGAGTGCTGACGTGGCTGAGTTCTCATCGGAAACACGGTCGTACATCCGCGAATGGTTTCAGCCGTCGACCTTGTTGCATTTGGGGACGGTGGTGGCGTGCGTGATCCTCGCTTGGGGGAACGTGACCAGCCGGCTGAACTTTGCCGAAAAGAAGCTCGGCGAGCACGAAGTGCGGATCGACGATGTGGAGAAGCAGGTGACGGTGACGGAGATGAACGCTGAGCGTGCCCAGACAAGCCTGGAGCGGAGGCTAGCCGAGATCGGGGTTATCAAGACCGAAGTTCAGGAACTGAACCGAAAGATCGAGCGGCTGCTGACACAGCAGGGGCAAAGACCTTAGAGAAACCATCATGCCAGTTACACCTGCGGAATTTCTCGCGCGAGCATCGATCGCGGTGAGTTTGGCCAATGGGCCGATCACCAGCGGGGCGATCTCTAACTTCATGCTGCCGCCTCTGGACCTGACCGAGGCGCTGGGTGGATTGCACATCAGCGACGAGGCGAATGACGTGCGGGTGGCAGATACGTTGCTCAACGACCTGAGCTTTACTCAGCATCGCGACGCGGTCAGCAGCGGGGACACGGTGCGGGGGCTGACCAACTTCTGGCTCAACGGCAACCCCGGCACGGCGGGAGTGCGGAGCGGAGAAAACCTCTACTACACGCGGGCGCTGACGGACGGGAAGGTGCTTTTTTCCCAAAGGAACCTTAAGACCCACAAGGTCGTCAGCCGGGTGCTGGTGGCGAACTGGGCGGCCAGTGACCACAACACAGGGGCGGTGTTTGACCTCAACCGCGACGGTCGGATAGGCATCATCGCCAGCGAGCACTCGCAGAACGGCTTCCTTGCCTGGCGGATGACCCGACCGCATGACATGGACAGCATCGGCGATCCGGTCGACCTGAAGACCGCGATGGGGCTGCCTTCGCAGAGCAGCTATGCCCAGGTGTTCTTCTCGCCGCTGTTTCCGGGCAGGACCTTCTGCCTGTTCAGGACCACCGCGCCGACATGGACCCGGCTGCTGAGCTGGTCGGACTCGCCGGATCTGTCGGTGTGGGCGACGCCGGTGACGCTCATCACATCCAACGGCGTGAACTATGACCGGCCATACCCGGTCATCACCTACGACACCGCTACCGACCGCCTCTACATCCTGTTCTCCAGGGACAACCCCGAGGACATCTACGACACCTCTGGCAATCAGATCGGCGGCGAGCCGAACAACGTGCCGCTGTATGCCGGCTACCTGCAGTTTGCTCCCGGTGCCCATACGGGCTGGACCGTGCGAACGATGACCGGTACCTCACTGGGGGCATTTGGCACGGCGGTGCTCAACTTGACCAATGCCACCAATGCCTGGCAGGTGGCGGATCGTGTCGCGTGGCCGTGGCACGCGTTCATGTGCGCGGGCCAGCCGGCCTTCATCATCGGATCGACTAACGCGACGGATGAGCGGGTGCAGGAGATGAGGGTGCTGCGCTGGAATGGATCGGCCTTTGCCGCTGTCACCCTGCCGGCGACGGTGACCACGGCGGCTGACGATTACTACCCGGCCGGAGCTTGCAGCGCCGATGGCGGCCAGACGATCTACGCCTGCACGGCGAGCAACGGGGCATTACCCGGCCCGGCCAACCAGCGCGTGGTGAAGTATGTCACGACGGACAACTGGGCGACGGCCCCTACCCCGACCGAACTGGAGCGACATGCGGGGATGCACGTTCGGTTTGTCTGGGTACCCGACAACGCGGATGGCCTGTGCCCGTTGGTGGTGGATAGCGGCTACTTCGAGCGCATCACTCAGAAGTACAACCTCTTCGGCCGGGGGCAGGTGCCGCTGTTCTTTGGCCGCAAGGGCGTGGTGATTGCTCCGGTGGTGCCAAGTCTTCCGGTGGACGGGAACGCGGTGATCGAGGTGTTCGCCGGGAAGAGCGGTCTGGCCGCCGGCAACAGCAGCCCTGACAGCACTTTGGTGTTTGACTGGGCCGCACCGACGCTGGGACGGAGTTACCTGGGGACCAACCCTGCGACGTTCTTCCAGAACATCGCGCAGTTTTCCATCGAGTTTGCGATCGACATCTACGGGTTCGACACCGACACCGATGGCGCCGGCAGCGACACCGAGGCGACGGACAACTTCCTGCTCAGCGGTTGGGACGGTACACGCGGCGGACCGATCATCCGGTACCGGAAGAACGTGACGCCGTTCGAGCTCAACTTTGTGGTGATCGAGGGCACGACCAACCGGACGGTCAACAACACCAATCTGACGAGGCCGGGGATTGGTCGGCACTACTACTGCCTGAACTATTCGACCTCGACCGGAGCGAAGATCTATCACAACGGTGTGGCGGGCAACGGAGTGCAGTCGATCGCGGCGAACTATATGTCGTCGGGGGCGGCGACGGTCCCTCTGATCGCGTTGTGGGGCATGCACGGCCAGCCGGATCAGCACACTTTTGGGCGGCTGCTGTGGTGCCGCGTGCGTACTGCGGCACTGGGTTCTGGTACCGGGCTTGATGGTCAGCCGCGGGCAGTGCGGACAGTCGACGAGATTCTGGCCATGGACCACATGGTTAGGGCCAAGGACGCGATCCAGATCATCGGGCGGAACAGCTTTGGGAGCCGGCGGCCGCAGATCTTTGTTTAGAAGGAGAAGCCATGGGCAAGAGTGCTGGAGCAACAACCATCAACGCGATCACGAGCGGCACGGCGGAGACGATCTTCGACAGTGCCGTGGATGAGAAGGCCACCAGGCTCTTCATCTACAACCCGAGCACGGAGATCGTTTACGTGAATATCGAAGGGCTGCACAAGGTGGGCGAGTTCTTCCCGATGAGGCCGCAAGTCGGCCTGACCTTCGGGCCGGTGCTGCCGCCCGGAATCAAGACGGTGAAGGCCTACGCGGCGGCGGCGGGGACTGTGGTGGAACACTCGGTTCTGTCGCGTGTCTAGGCTGACGAGGATTTAGTCCGGAAAGGTGCAACAAACCATGGCGGAAGAGCTCGAAACCAAGATCGCAGAGAACGCGGCCGGGCCGAAGATGGTCCGCGGGGATGAGGGAGCAGTGGAGCAGCATTCGCTGATGGACCAGATCGAGGCGGATCGGTATCTGGCGTCGAAGAAGGCGGCGAAGAAGGGGCTGGGGGTGCGGCTGGTGAGGCTGGTGCCACCGGGGGCGGTGTCCTGACGGCGGCGGTGGCTGGTTAACAACTACTAATCTCGCAGAAATTGACATGAGTTCGATGTCCACACGACTGGCCGCGGATACGCGGGAGCTGGTCCGTGCGCAGAAGGTACGCCTGAGCGAGGTGGGCGCCCGGCCATACGGCGGCGGCTCGCTTCGCGGCAGGTACGACGCGGCTCAGACGGTGGACGGCAACCGCCGACACTGGGCAATGTCGGACGGGCTGAGCCCCGCAGCGGGCCAGACGCCGGCGATCCGGCGGACGCTGCGGAACCGGGCACGGTACGAGACTGCAAACAACAGCTATGCGGCGGGCATGAAGCTGACGGTGGGCAATGACACGGTGGGGACAGGCCCGCGGGTGCAGATGCTGACAGATGAGGCGGAACTGAACGACGCGCTGGAGCGGAGTTTCGCGGCTTGGGCGGATGAGACGGAGCTGGCGGCCAAGCTGCGGACGCTGCGCATGGCGAGGATGGACTCGGGGGAAGGCTTTGCGGTGATGGCTGCCGACCCCGGGCTGCGGCACGTGGTGAAGCTAAACCTTCGGCTGATCGAGGCAGACCAGATCGCGATGGACCTGATCTCGCTGATGAAGAGCAAAACCAGCCTGACCGGCGAGCTGACGACGGAGGAGACGGACGGGATCGAGATGGACGACAGCGGCCGGCCACGGCGGTACTGGGTGCTCAAGGGTCATCCAGGCGGGCAGGGCAGTGCGTTCATGTCGATCGGCGGCGATGGGAACTGGGTGGATGCGAAGTACGTGCTGCATTTCTTCAGGCGTGAGCGGCCGGGGCAGGTGCGGGGTATCCCGGAGATCACGCCGGCGCTGGGGCTGTTTGCCCAGTTGCGGCGGTACACGATCGCGGTGCTCGAGGCGGCTGAGACAGCGGCGGGCTGGGCGGCCGTGCTGAAGAGTGACTCCTCGGCGGACGCGGACGGGGCAGAGCTGAGCGCCGAAGACCCACAGGCGATGGACCAGGTGGAGCTGCAGCGGCGGATGGCGACGGTCCTCCCGCGCGGCTGGGACATCAGCCAGGTGAAGGCGGAGCAGCCGACGACGACTTACGGGGACTTCAAGCGGGAGATCCTCAACGAGATCGCGCGGTGCCTGAACATGCCATTCAACGTGGCTGCCGGCAACAGCGCTTCCTACAACTACGCCTCGGGGCGGCTGGACCATCAGACCTACTTCAAGGCGATCAAGGTGGACCGGAGTGAGCTGGAGACCCTGCTGGACCGGCTGTTTGAGGCGTTCATTACTGAGCAACTGCTGGTGTGGTCGGTGGCAGGGGACGAACTAGGTGAGCTGGCGGGCGATGCACTCAAGCGGCTGAGGCTGGGGCTGCTGGATTGGGCGTGGTTCTGGCCGGGGAATCCGCATGTGGACCCGGTCAAGGAGGCTGCGGCCACGGAGACGCGGCTGAAGACCAACACGACGACGCTGGCGGAGGAGTACGCGGTTGAAGGCAAGGACTGGGAGAAGCAGCTGCGGCAGCGGGGCAAGGAACTGAAGTTGATGAAGGACATGGAGAAGGAGTTCGGGATCAGCTTCTCGGCTGTTGTGCCGGGTGCGGGCATGCCCAACGGGGCGGCGCCGGGCGGTCCCAAGAAGGAAGAGCCATCTGCGGCGAAAGAAGAGGACGACGATGACGATGACCAACAAGACGAATAAGCGAATTCTGGCGAGCAAAACCCAAGGTGCGACGCAGAAGATCGCCATGACGGCCGCGGTGACCTTTGTGCAGGAGCCAGCGACGCAAACCGCAGACGGGGCTGGCGCGGGCGGTGAAGCCCGGCCGGTGAAGAGCTTTGAGATGGTGGCGTACACCGGCGGGGCGATGCGGTTGATGTTCTGGCGGTACCCGGTGGTGATCGACCTGGCGGGACTGACGGCGGGGAACAGCAAGCGGCCGATCTACCTGCAGCATGAGTACACCATGGCGGCGCTGCTGGGTCAGACCACGGAGGTGACCAAGACGCAGGACCAGCTGAGCGTGAAGGGGCGGTTTCTGGCGAGGCAGCCGGCGGCGAAGCAGGTCATGGATCTGCAGGAGGACGGCTACGAGTGGCAGGCGAGTGTGGGGGTGAGCCCGAGCCGGGTCGAGTTCGTGGATGCGGGGAAATCAGTCGTTGTGAACGGTCGAAGCTTCAACGGTCCGCTGTATGTGACACGGGCCGGAACTCTGGACGAGGTGAGCTTCGTGATGTTGGGCGCGGACGATAACACGTCCGCCAAGATTGCGGCGGGGCGTAAAACCTCTGTTGCCGCGAAAGGAAATGCCATGACTTTTGAGCAGTGGCTGGCTGATCGCGGCCTTGTCGCGAGCGGTCTATCGTTGAAACAGCGCGAGTCGCTGGAGAAGGATTACAACGCCCTAGTGGCGGCCGGCGTCATTGCCGCGGCCGGTGGCGGTGGCGGCGATCCGGCGGACCCGGTGGATCCGGGTACTGCGGAGCAGGTCATTGCTGATCTGCGTGCCCGTCGTGCTGCCGAGATCGGCCGGCAGAACGCCATCACGAAAGCCTGCGGTGGCAAGCATGGCGACATTGAAGCCAAGGCCATCGCCGAGGGATGGTCGGTGGACAAGACGGAGCTGGAGGTGATGCGTGCTGAGCGGCCTCAGCCGGGCAGCCTGCCGGCGGGAGGCGGCGGCAATCGTGGTGGCGGTCTGTCCAAGATGGCGGCGGCCGTGGCGTTTGCCGCGATCTGCGCGAGTGCAGGTATGCAGGAGGAGGCGATCGCCAAGAGCCTGCCGGATGGAGAGCGGCAGGCGGTGATGAACGAAGCCATGAGCGGGAAGATGCGCGGCTTCGGCATCCAGTCGCTGATGGACTGGACGATCCGGGCGGCCGGTGAGTCGTTCGACGGCCAGCGGACCAGCAGCGAGTTCCTCGTAGCCGCCTTGAAGGCCGACCAGAAGATCCAAGCCAGTGGCACCAACGGCTTCACGACCCTGTCGCTGTCGGGAATCCTGTCCAACCTGGCGAAGAAGGTGCTGCTGGAAACCTACACGGCACAGAATGTGGTGTGGGATCAGATTGCCGGCCTCGGCAACAACAGCGACTTCAAGCCGACGACGCGGTACCGGCTGGATTCGTCGGGCGGCTACCAGCAGGTATCGGCCACTGGCGAACTGAAGCACAGCGGCCTGTCGGAAGCCGGGTACAGCTCGGCGATCGATACATTCGGTACGCTCATTTCGCTGACGCGCAAGATGATGATCAATGACGATCTGGGCGCGTTCCTGCAGGTGCCTGGCCTGTTGGGCCGGATGGCGGCGGTGCGGCTGGAGGAGGCGGTCTTCTCGCTGTGGATGAGCAACCCGAGCAACTTCTTCTCTACCGGCAATCGCAACCTGCTGACCGGTGCCGGGTCGGTTCTGTCGATCTCGGCGCTGACCGATGCTGAGACGCTCTTAGGCAATCAAGTCGACAGCAACGGCAAGCCGATCCTGATGATGGCGGATCGGATCTTGGTGGGCACCAACAACAAGGTGCTGGCCGAGCAGCTCTACAAGGAGTCGGATATCCGCAACAACACGGCCAATAAGGAGTACGTGGTCAAGAACCCGCACTCGAACAAGTTCCGGGTGATCGTCTCGCCGTACATCAACAACGCCGCCATCAAGGACTCGGCCGGCGCGGCCATCGCCAACCAGAGCCAGACCAAGTTCTGGCTGCTGGGGAACCCAGCAGTTCGGGCGGCGATCCGGGTGAGCCTGCTGAACGGCAACCGGACGCCGGTGCTCGAGAGCGCGGAGACCGACTTCGCGACTCTGGGCATGCAGTGGAGGAGCTACCACGACTTCGGCGTTGGGATGGAAGACGCGGTGGCGGCGGTGCAGAGCAACGGTGCTTAATCGGTGGAATTGACGCCAGCGGGCAGGGTGTCCTGCCCGCTGGCCTTCGCGGAGGGCAAGCCCTTCGCTGCGGTCTTTGTTGAATTTCTTTGAACTTCTTGTGGAAGGACGTGTGACATCATGGGTAAGAGTGACTTTGTAGAAAGTGGTGATCGGATCGACTTCACGCCGGTGAGTGCGGTGACGGCGGGCGATCTGGTGGATCTGGGCGGCGGTCTTGTGGGCTTCACGGACAACGATGTGGCGGCCGGCTCCTTGGGATCGGCGTCGCTGACTGGCATTCGCCGCGGTGTGAAGTCGACGGGCGCGATTGCCAAGGACCAGATCGTTTACTGGAACCCCACGGCCAACCCGGTGGTTGGTACGGCTGGTTCGGGCGCGTGGTCGGCGACGCCGGCAGCGGGCGCGGTGAAGACTGCGATCTGCCTGCGGGCGGCGCTATCTGATGATCCGCAGGTGCTGCTGCTGCAGCTCCAGCCGATCTACCTGCGCGGGCCGGTGGAGAAGCTGATTGCCGACCCTGGCAATGCCGGGGCGATCCCGGTGAACGACTCGGGGTACTGCCCGATCGTGACGGCCGGGTCTGAAACCCGGACGCTGGCTGCACCGAGCTTCATCGGTCAGGAGTTGTTGCTGTACATCAAGACCGATGGCGGCACGTGCGTGATCACGGTGGCGTCGGCGATCAACCAGACCGGCAACAACACGATCACGATGGCAGACGTGCGGGACGTGATTCGGCTGGTGGCAATCGAAAGCGGCGCCAACCGCGTGTGGCACATCGTCAGCAGTGACGGCGCGGTCCTGTCGACGGTGTAGTAACTGAACTACCTCCCCCTCGGGGGCGGGCCTTCCCTCCAGGCTCGCCCCCTCTTTGGGGTGGTCGGTTTGGATCACCATGGCAGATCTACTCAAGAGCGGTGCGGCTTGGCTGGCAGCGGCCAGGCGGAACTACATGGCCAGCGAGGTGACCTACGCCCGTGGGGTGTTCAGCAAGGTCGTGCTGGCGACGCGGGGGAAGACGGACGTGCAGGTGGTGGATGGGGACGGGAATGTGCGGCAGATGGAGACGGCGGATTTCATCATCAACACCTCGGACCTGGTGCTGGGTGGGCAGGCGGTGCTGCCGGCTCTGGGAGACCGGATCACGGTGCAGCTGGGTGCAGTGGCGGAGGTGTTTGAAGTGCTGGGGGTGCCGGGGATGGGGCACTACCGGTTCTGTGACCAGCAGAAGTACTCGATTCGGGTGCACACCAAGAAGGTGATTTAGCATGGCCAGCGAACTGGCAACACTCTCGGCGGACGTGGTGGCCATGGTGGAGGGCTTTGGCGGCACGCTGGCTGGGATTCGGGTGGAGCGGCGGTATCTGGGCCTGAAGAAGCTCGAGGAGATCACGGCCCAGCCATCGATCACTGTGGTGCCGGCGGCGCAGACCAAGACGCGGCGATCTCGAGGTGAGCACGACCGTGAGCGGCGGATCAGTCTGGCCTACCAGGAGAAGCTGGTGGCGGACGAGACGGCAGACGGGGTGGATCCGGGGGACGCGGCGATGGAGAAGGCGGAGGCGCTGGCGGAGGGGTTTGAAGTCGGGGACGGGATCGGCAGCGGGGACGGGTTACATCAGATCACGGAAATCCTGCATGAGCCGATTTTTGTGCAGGAGCACCTTCGGCAGCACGGCGTGTTCACCAGTGTGGTGACTTTGGTGCTGCGGCGGGTGAAAGGCTAAGGAGATACCATGAGCAAGATTGGACTTGATTGCAAACTGTACCGGTCGACGACGCTGCTGACTGCCAGCGATGCAGCTGCGGCAAGCGGCGCGACCTGGGTGGAAGTTAAGTCGGCACGCGATGTTGAGCTTCAGCTCGACGGCGGCGAAGGCGACATCTCTAAGCGCGAGTTCAAGTTCGACCTGACGAAGGTGACGAACCTCACGGCGAGTATTGAGGTCACTATGCCGCTGGACATCGCCGATGCCCACTACATCGCCTTTGAAACGGCAGCGATCAACGGATCGCCGATCGCGATCGCGGCCATGAGCGGCGACATCGCAACGACCGGAGAGCGCGGACTGGTGGGCAACTTCTCGGTGTTCAGCCTGCCGCGATCCGAGCCGCGGGACGGCGCCGTGGAGATCAGCTTCACGTTGCGGCCGACAAGCCACCCGCAATGGTTCGTGAAGGCGGCTTAGTCGGCTGGGTGGCGGTGGGGGATTGGGATGGCAGAGGGCAATCCCTCTGTGGCACAGGTAGAAGGAGGTTCGATGCGACAGTTCTATGACAACAAGGGCAAGCTCCACACGTTGGCGATCGATGCGTTCACCCTGCGACAGGTGCACCGGGCGACAGGCATTGACCTGATCGCCGAGGTGACTGAGAACGGGGCCAAGGCGTTGAGCAGCCCGGTGAAGCTGTGTGAGGTGCTGGCGGCGGCGGTGTTCGCCAAAGCCGACAAGCAGCCGGACGAGGCAGCAGAGCGGCAGTTTTTGGAAGCACTGGAGGGAGACAGCTTCGAGGCAGCCACCGAGGCGCTGATGCTGGCGATCACCGATTTTTTCCCGAGCCGGCCGCGGGAGAAGCTCCGGAGCGTCCAAGCGGCCGGGAAGGCTCATCTGGAGCGGGTGATGGACAGGAAGTTCGACGAGGCACTGCAGAAGATCACGGAAGGCGAAAAAAGTCAGCCTGGCAATTGATCCTTGAGACGGCGGCCGTCGCGGGTGTTGAGCCATGGCAGTACACCTGGCGTGAGCTGCTCTGGATGGCCAACGCGAGAATTGACGCCTATGTGCTCGAGGTCGACAAGGCCCAGTGGATGAAGACTTCGGAGCTGATGGCGCTGCTGATCAACATCCACAAGGGAAAGAAAGGCAAGACGGTTGTCGGGGCCGATTTGGACCCGTATCGCCGGCAGCAGGGCGGACTGAGGCGAGGTGGCGAGAAGAAGCCTTACCGGCCGAACATCAGGCAGGCAGAGGACACACTGAGCAAGATGTTTCCACAGAAGGCATCCACGCCGGCGGGTTGAAGAATCATGCAAGTGACCATTGGGCCCAGCGCCAAGAACTGGTTCTTTGACCGGGATCGCGTGATCAAGGGGATGGACCGCGGCACAAAGCGTGCGCTGTCGAAAATTGGCGCGTTCATTCGCCGGAGTGCCAAGTCGTCGATGCGGAAGCGGAAGGGGCCGAGCCGGCCGGGGATGCCGCCGCACGTGCATACAGGGCTGCTCAAGGATCGGCTGTTCTTCGCCTATGAGCCGACCAGCAAGACGGTGGTGGTAGGACCGGAGGCGCTGTCGAGCTCGTCCACGGTGCCTGGGCTGATGGAGTTCGGCGGGACGGTGGTGACCAAGTCGAAGCGGTGGCTGCCGGCCGGGTTGAAGCGGGGAACGAGCGGACGATTCACGTCGGGCGGGCTTACCACGGTGGAGGCTGGAAGCAGCCTCGACTATGCGGCGAGGCCGTTCATGGGGCCGGCACTGGAAAAGAACGAGTCGATGATCCCGAAGGCGTTTGAAGATGCCTTGGAGTAAAGGCGTCCATCTGAGGTAACAAACAATGGCATCGAGAGAAATCAGAGCCGGCAAGGCATTCGTTGAGGTGGGTGCGGTCGACAAGCTGGGACCGGCGCTGGCCAAGATGGGGAAGAAGTTGCAGGAGTTTGGCAACCAAGTGAAAGACTTGGGGATCAAGGTGGGGGCGGTGGGGGCGGCGATGACGGCACCGTTTGCGGCGGCGGCGATGGTGTTCAACAGCACCGGTAGTGCACTGGCGGATATGAGTGCCAGAACCGGTGCCGGTGTCGAATCCTTGAGTGCCTTGGGATTTGCCGCGGAGCAGTCTGGTGGGAGCGCCGAGGACGTGGAGAAGGGGATGCGGAAGCTGGCGCAGACCATCGACGATGCTGCCAACGGCGGCGATGCTGCCGCAGAGGCCCTGGCGAAGCTCGGGACGAGCGCAGAAGAGTTGAAGGGACTGAGCCCGGATAAGCAGATGGCGGCGCTGGCAGACGGGCTGGCGAGGCTGGAGGGGAGTGAGCGGACGGCGGCGGCGCTGGAGGTGCTGGGGCGGGGTGGGGCGAAGCTGATCCCAATCCTGTCTGGCGGGGCGGAAGGTCTGGCGGCGATGGCGGCGCGGGCGGAGGAGCTGGGGATTGTGGTGAGCGGCGAGGCAGCGGGTCAGGCGGATGCCTTCGGTGACGCGCTGAGTGAGGTGTGGAAGCAGGCAAAGATGGTGACATTCTGGGTGGGTAGTGCGATCGCGGAGTCGATCATGCCGTGGATGCCGGCCGTGAACGCGGCGCTGAAGGCGACGATGGACTTTGTGAAGGGGAACAAGCGGCTGATCATGATTGCCGCTTCGGTGGCGGTTGGGGTTGTGGCGGTGGGCGGAGCGATCACTGCGGTCGGTTTTGGGATCATTGGATTGGGGGCTGCCTTTACGGCTGCCGGCACGGTGATCGGGGCGGCGGTATCGGCGGTGACGGGGCTGTTTGGGTTGATGGGGACTGTATTCACTGGCGTGGTGGGGCTGATAGGGGGTGTGCTGGCGGCGGTCATGTCGCCGATCGGCCTGGTGGTGGCGGCCGTGGTTGGGCTGGGGGCCGCGTTTCTGTACTTCAGCGGGATGGCGGGCAAGGCGATGACAGCGGTGAACGGCTGGGTGGGTGGTGCCTTGGGCTACATCGGGAAGATGTTTCAGGGCATGTGGGGGTTCGCCAGTGAGGTCTTCGGGGCGCTGGTCAACGCGCTGACGGCCGGAGATCTGGAAGGGGCGATGAAGCTGCTGATGGCGACGTGGGGTGTGATCTGGAGCAAGGGTGTGGCATACCTGATGGGGGTATGGAATGACTGGGGTGTGGGTGTGGTCAACGCGGCGTTCAACGTCTACAGCGAGGTGGTGAAGTACTGGAACATGCTCACATCGGCAATCGAGCAGGTGATGCACGGAGGTATCAACCGCCTGACGAGTGATTGGGACTTGTTCGTGACGGTTCTGGCCGATGGGTGGGACTGGTTCTCGACCAAGTTCATGAACTTTTGGAGCGGTGTGTACGGGGTGGTGGGCAAGGTGTGGGCCTACATCCGGGGTCTGTTCGATGAGAGTGTGAACGTCGGCGCGGAGGTGGAGCGGATCGACAAGGAAGTTCAGGCGGCCAAGGACAAGCGCAATGCCGAGATGGGTGGGCGGGGCATGGAGCGCGGGGCCGGGCTGGCAAACCGGCAGGCGGCGCGGGATGAGGCGACGGCGGCGGCAGTAAGCGAAGCCGACAGGGCACTGAAGCAGAGGTTGGCGGAGCTGGAGGAGAGCCGGCTGGCCTTCACGAATGGACTCAAGGGGGATGCCGAGAGCCGGGTGGCGGAGGCCGAGGCAGCACTCGAGGCGGCGCGGGCGGCGTTCAAGGGTGCCTTGGACCAGGCGAACAGCGCCAAAGCGAAGGACCAGCTGCGGTACGCGGCACCGGCGCTGGAAGGTGAGGACAGTGCCGGCAAGGGGCCGGGCAACATCGATATGCCGACCGCCGCGACCAGGACGACAGGATCGTTCAACGCCTCGTTGGTGTCGCAGTCTCTGGGGCTGGATGACGGGGTGGAGAAGAACACCCGGAAGACATTTGAGGAGCTGATCGAATTGCGGAAAGCAGTGCAGGCGAACAATGCGTTGAAGTATGTGCCTACCGGGGCGGTGCTGGCTTTTGCCTGATGGGTTGCTGGCGGGGCTTACACGGATGAGGTGATGAAATGGCTGTGAAGTGGTCTGAAAGCAGGCTGAGCCGGCAGGGCACGACAGGGCCGGGGGCGCGATTTGATTTCATCTACAGTGTTTGGTCAGAGCTTGAGGGTGCGGAGACCGTGCTCAATACGGTCGAGGAGATGCAAACCTACCTGCTGACGAGTGTGGCGCCGTCAAGCTACACGGGGTTGCCGCGGGGCTCGGCAGTCTCGCGGACCACAAATGACGGGATGGTGTGGACCTTCGTGGTGCCCTACGGCTTTGCGGCCATCATCCAGTCGCCCAGTACCCGCCGGCGGGTGCAGATCGGCGGACGGACAGAGACGATCAAGACAAGCCTGGCGACGGTGGGGCAGTACGGGAACATTCTTCCGGCTGATGTAGACCCAGCGGGTGTCGCCAGCCCCATGTTCAGCGGGCAGATCAATGTGCAGCAGGATGGCACGGTGAATGGTCTATCGATTGTGGTGAGTTCACTGGACTTCACGATCACGATTGAGAAGACCTTCGCCAACGAAGCAGAGCGGACAGATTACGAGTATGCGGTTTATAGCTGTTCTGGCCGGGTGAATGATGCCACGTTTGAAGGGTTCTCCGCCGGCGAGGTGCTGCTCAAGGGTGGTTCGGGCGAGCAGCTGGACGAGGACGGGTTGCGGTTCCGATGGACCTTGGAGTTTTCGTATAGTCAGAATGTAACGGGGCTGACGCTTCCAGGCCTCAAGGATGAAACTGCCGTGCCTCACGAAATCGACAAGAAGGGGTGGGAGTACCTCTGGACGCGAACGAGCGGCGGGACGGTGGTGATCGATGGAAAGACCAAGGCAACATCGAAGATTGATGCTGCCCTCGTTGAGAAGGTCTACGAGCTCGCGGACTTCACGCTGTTGGAGATCGTCTGATGCCCAGCTTCCAGAGAGTTTCAACTGGCCAGCCGATCAAGATTGAGGCGTCGACCTGGAACGCAGTTCTGGCGGCGGCGGAGGCGCAATCGCTGGGCCAAGGCGGCGGTCCCGCCGGCAGGGATGGCGGATTCGTGGGGCGACTGCCGGTGAAGCTGGGGGCGGTAGACGAGGGGGAGAACTGGGACAGGTACCAAGTTGCCGAGCTGGACGCGGCGGTCTTCGATCCGGCGGTACAGGAGGACGAGTATTTGGGAGGCTATGGCACCATGGGGGTGCCGGTGTTGGGTGGGAAGGTGCCGACAGCGGAGGCTGCAGCCGGCACGGCGACGGGGCGTTGGGGGGTGATTCTGCGGCCGGGGGATGAGGGGACGATCGTGCCGGCGGTGGTGAGCGGGCCGGTGGCGGTGCGGATCAACGTGACAGACGAGGGGCATGGGTGGGCGGTGCCGATTGCGGATGACCGGACGAAGCTGGCGAGCAGTGGCGGGGCTGCAGCTGGTGCGGCGCGGGTGCTGTGGAAGGAGGCGGGAACTGGGGAGAAGTGGGGCGTGGTGAATATTGGGGGAGGAGGCGGGGGTGACGCTTCGACGGCGATCCGGCTGGTGCTGATCACAGATGCGATAGCGGTCGGGTTCTACACGTGCCGGTATATCAGCTCAGGGCGGACCATCCTCGACCCGGAAGTTGACTTGGACCTGTCGGCGCTTGGGGTCTTCCCGGCAGTCAACGTGGGATACTTTCTCAACACGGCGGAACTGCTGACGGATGGGAACACGGCGCTGGACCCGCTGGCGGCGGACGTGGTGTACCCGGCACTGAACGTATCGACCCACCGGGTGGTGCCCACGCTGAAACTGGAGCACGACGAGGTGAATGTGCCCGGCGTGGCAATCACCTCAGATGACGGGGGGTTTGTTCTGGCCGGCATGACCTCCGGGACTGTCAGCACCAAGGGGGTTGGGTACATCACAGTGAAATCGAACCCGGCGCCCGGGAAAAATCTGGTGGTGGACGATGACACCACCACCAAGACTTTCATCTTCACCAGTGGCACGCCGACCGGTGACCAGATCAAGATCGGGGCGGACGTGGTGGAGACAGCGGCGAACATTCTCAAAGCGATCAACGATTCCGTCTTGGCGATCACGGCTACCGACGTGACGAGGCCGCTGTTTGTGAGCTTCCTGCGTCAGTCGGAAATCTGCTCTTCGCCGACCGGGACGGTGTCGGTTCTTACCTTGATGGGTGGCTACTGATGGGACAGGTTGCAGGAAACTTCATCACTAACGTCACGACCACGACACCCACTGTGGTGCTCTCCTCGCCGGCCAGTGCAACGCGGCGGATCCTCACCAGCCTCACGGTGTTCAACGACGCCGGATCGGCGGTGGACTACCGGATTGACCTGCGCAAGGGTTCGACGGACTACGGGCTGAAGCGGAACGCGGCACTGGCCAGCAAGGGGACGGATCAGCTGCTGGTGGAAAGCAAGCCGCTGGTGCTGGACGACACCAATGAAAGCCTGCAGATCACGCTGGCCGGCTCGGGGGATGTAGACATTGTGGCGTGCTATGTGGATGAGAACTGATGCCGCTGAAGAATCGGGTATCGAGCAGGAACGGGGCGGCCGGGGGCGGGCTGGTCAAGGCCGCCCGGGTGATCGCCTCGCCGTCTAACGGGGAAACTGTGGGGGGGACTGTCCCCTTGGGGTGTACCGGATGCCCGAACGACTGCGGCGACGACGGCGGGGGCGGGGTGCAGCAGTGCTACGACATGTGGGGGGCCTACTGGCTGTGCGACACCTGGGAGGTGAGATACCTGGGCAGGCGGTGCGGGCTGCCGGACAACACCGACTACCGGACTACTGAGCGCTGGTTCGGCACCAGCACCTGCTATGCGACCCTCATCAAATCTGTTCCGTTCAAGACGTGTGCCAACACCAACGGGTCGTGTGAGTATGTGCCGGGTGAGCTGGATGAGGTGCTGGACAACCCGCCAGACCCGCCGACCACCACGCCGAGCTGCGGGTCCTGCTCGCCGCCGTCGATCCTGACGGTGAGCGAAACCGAGAACTACACATCGACCGTCACCGAGCAGACGATTACCGACTGGAAGGGGTGCAGCGGAGCGCCGGACTACATCGGGTGCACCAACATCTTCTTCCAGTGCAAGAAGCAGTACCGCCGGCAGCGAGAGTGGGGGTTTGATCCGGTGACGTGCACGAGCTTCGACATCGGGGATCTGCAGGTTTCGCAGTTTGATCGCACGGACCAGAGCTTTCAGTGCGGCGATAACACGGACTACTCGGCGTGCCCTAATGCGACCATCCCGGGGTATTGCACGAGCGTCTTGCCGCCGGCGCCGATCCTGAAGCAGCGTGGCGTGGTGCGGGCGTTTTACATTGGGCTGACGCTGGTCAGTTACTTCAAGAGCAACTACAAGAACAAAGAGGTGGCGTGCCGGCTGGTGGAGGATGACATCAACTGCTCGACGGATGACCCGGCCGACCCCGACTGCCCGGACACCTACGGGCTATTTGCTTGCGATCCTGGCGGCACGGAATCAACGGTGACGACGACGCTGAGGAATGATGCCAAGTATCAGATCACGCGGACGGTGACAACGGAGGTTGCCAACGAGAATACGCCGGTGACCGGATCGTGCCCGAGCGGCGAGAGCAAGTGCGGCAACAGCGGGTACACCACCGGGACGGCACTGCTGAAGATCGGGCAGTCGACCTACACGCGGACTGTGGTGAAGGTGAAGTTTGACCCGTGCTAAAGTGAACAGGTGAGCGATGCCCTTCGTTGACTACAAACCGTGCCCGCCGTGCGAGCCGATCCGGGTGTTTGTGCCGGACAAAAGCGATGAGGCCGGGCCAGTTCCGCCGGCGGCGGTGGGCAGGATGGCAGAAGAGGCGAAGGCTGCGGTGGCGCTGAGGCTGTGTGTGTGCCGGCGGTGCCCACGGATGGGCGGGGAGCGAGCGGGTGGGACGGCGGTGAAGTGCCTGGCGGTGGAGAAGAAGGGGTGCAGCAGCTGCCAAACCATTGTGCTGGCGTCGGGAAAATGCCCGGAGAACCGGTGGCCGGTGGAACTGCCGGACGGGCTGAGGCACGATCAGGACTCCGCCGGCAATGACGGGTGCGGGTGCGCTGAGTAGCTCGATGCGTGGGTGAATCTAGGAGGGGAATTGTCGATTCGCGCCCGTGGCCCTGAGTGGCTGCGGGCGGTTTTTTATGCGCCGTGTACTATGGTGACATAGTGTTGTCAGTGCCGGTAACTGAATGACTGTGCATAGTGTTTGAATGGCAAGTTATCTGTGTTTTGTGGTGACAATAGGGTGTCATTCTGCCGGGTGGATTGGGGGCAAATCGCCAAATATTCGGCTATTTTTCGCAATCAATGCTTGAATTGTCTAAATGCTGCGATATACTTCTTACATCAAATCAAACGAGTCGCTTATGGTGAGTGACGCAACTGAGGAGAATGAGATGATCGCAAGCGAAATGACCTTCGGAGTTGAGATCGAGTGCTACATCCCGGTCGGGCTGATCGCCGACGGGACGGTTGTTGTGGGTGGGTATCACCGGGGCGTGCAGGTTCCTGCTCTGCCGGCGGGTTGGACGGCCCAGCATGACGGCTCGCTGTATCGCGGGCGTCGGAGTCGTCGGGGTGTGGAGTTTGTGTCGCCGGTGTTGAAGGGGGCCGAGGGGCTGGGGCAGGTGAAGGCGGTGGTGGAGCAGCTCAAGGCTTGGGGCGCGACGGTGAATGAGACCTGCGGCTTCCACGTCCACATCGGCTTTCCGGCCGACAAGGCGGACGTGCTGGGCCGGCTGGTGGCGATCGTGTCGAACCATGAGACGGCGATCTATGCCGCGACCGGGACGAAGAGCCGCGAGCGCGGGGCGTTTTGCCGAAGTGTGCGGCGGGGCTTCAATCCGGCGGAGGCTGGCCGGCCGCTGGGTGAGTGGCAGAGCAATGGCCGGCATGACCGGTACCACCTGCTGAATGTGAAGCGGCTGGCGGATGGTGGTGGCACGGTGGAGTTCCGGGCGTTCGCCGGGACGCTGAACTTCGCCAAGGTGGCGGGGTACATCCGGCTGGCTTTGGGGATGGTGGAGAAGGCGTGGGCGACGAAGCGCCAGCCGAAGTGGACGCCGAAGGCGGTGTCGCCGACTTCGCCGATCGCCCGCAAGGGTGGGGTGGGTCAGACCGAACTGACTCGCCTCTACTACGCCTTGGGCTGGACGGCCGGGCGGGTGGATCGGGTGTACGGCGAGATTGTGGGGCCGGGCCTGCCGACTACCTACGGGCTGAAAAGGCAGCTGCTGAAACTGGCGGCGAAGTATGACCAGCGGCCATAGGGCCGCTGGGGGGCGGGGGTGGCAGGGGGTTGTCAGCGGGGGCGACTTTTGCGGAAGGGCAAGCCCTCCGCATGGAACTGGAGGCAGCAATGAGCAGGCGAGATGAGTACCCGGCGACGGCGAGTGAGGAACTGCGGGAAGGGATGAAGTATCGGGCGGGGGCATTGGCGGCGGTGAGGCGGCTGCGGCGGGCTGGAGCGTGGCGCGGGGATGATGCCGTGCGGTTTGCGCGGTATGTGCGGTGTGTGGAGGAGCTGGCGGCGGTGTATGGGATGCGGACGCCGCGGGTGATCAGGGGCGGGCGAAAAACCGGGTGCAGTGGCGACAGCTGGTATTCGCCGATGGGGCACGCGATCTGTCTGCGGGGCCGGTTGAGTGTGGTGACGATGCTGCATGAGTTTGCCCATGCCCGGGGGTATGGGGAGCGGCGGGCGGTGCGGTGGAGCGTGAATCTGTTTCGGCGGGTGTTCCCGCGATCGTTTGAGAGGTGCAGGGAAGTGGGGCATGTGCTCGTGGCGAGGTAGTGACTGCAGTCTTTGACCGGAAAGTGAGGCTCGATATGTGCGCGATTTTTGGATTTGTGGCGGAGCAGGGGCAGGAGATGGACGTGAAGGAGATGGTGCGGATCGCCGAGGCGAACGTACGGCGCGGGCCGCATGCCTTCGGCTTCGCGTGGGTGGATGGGCGCGGCCGGCTGCGGATGTACAAGCAGCAAGGGGCGATTACCGACCACTTGGGAGTGCTGGCGATGGCACGGGGGGCGAGGATGTTTGTGGGGCATGTGCGGTATGTGACCCACGGCAGCGCCGAGGCGAACATCAACAACCACCCGCACGCGGCGGACGGTGGGTGGCTGGTGCATAACGGGGTGGTGACGAACTATGAGCAGCTGGTGCGGGCGCAGCGGCTGTGGCCGGTGAGTGAGTGTGACAGTGAGGTGCTCGGGCTGCTGGCGGAGCGGGCGGAGGGTGGGCTGCTGGGGCGCGTGGCTGGGGCGGTGACACAGACGACGGGCAACCTATGCCTGCTGGGGCTGTGGAGCCGGCCGGCGAAGCTGGTGGCGGTGCGGAGGGGCAACCCGCTGCATTGGAGCCAGACGAGCAGGGGTGTGTATCTGGCGACGCTGGCGATGGGACTGCCGGGGAATGCGCACGCCGTGCCGGACGGGCAGGGGTATCAGCTGGCGGTGCGGGGAGGGAAGGTGGTATCGCGGGCGGTGACGGTGGGGGTGAGTGCCGGCGAGCTGTGGGAGAGCAGTGCCGGCGGGGCATACCGGGGAGGGTGAGGCGGGGTAGAAATTTCACCAGACACCGGAGCGAGTTGACTGCCACCATTCGACGTAATCTAAGGCCCAGGCTGTTTCGCCTGTGTGTTTTCAGTTTTCTTCCCCGCTGCTTCTTTGGCCACTGCTTCCTGTTCGAGAAAATCGAACCAAGACTGCAGATTTTTCTTAATCGTAAACATCACGATCAAAAGCAGTATGATCGTAAATCCTGCGAGCGTAATACAAAAGATGGCAGCAAGGCGGTATGGAACAAGTCCAATCGTAACCTGAGATACTGCGGTTAGGAGTGATGAGAGAATCGCCCAAAAAAGGAAGGTGCTGAGGCGCTTTAGAGGACCGAAGTATGTCACATTCGATTTGCTGCCGTTTACTTTGTTGAGCTGACGCCTCGCGAGTGCTATCGATCGGTAGGAGTCGTGATCGTAGAGCTCCTTCTTCAGGTTTACAATGATGAACGTATTCACGGCAACAAGAAAACTGCCTAGTGTGAAAAAGCCAGTAAAAAAACTCACTCGTAGATTAGCGGCATAAAACGCGAAGACTTGATCCACCACTGGCGTTGCCATGTTCTGGCTGCCAATAATCGATTCCGGCAGGATCTGTGCGAGAATAGCTATTAAGTCCGTCATGGGTTCACAGGGGACTCAAAAATGGCTTTTACTCCAGGATCACTGTTAACGACTCGGAGCATTTCCTCAAAAAAAGGCGATCTCTCAACCTCGGCAACATTCAGCGTTGTCTCGTCTGCGATGTCCTCATACTCAAACTCGGCAAACTTGTCAGGATTTTCAATAAGACGATAGACTCGCTCTCGCTTCTCAGCATCCGTACCACCGACCCTACCCGTCGTGATTTGGCGATTCTGAATGGTTTCAATAATCGCATTGACTAGACCCACTTGCGCTGCTTTAAATCGGACTATGCGGCGGTTCTTCTTGACGAAGCGCTTCAAGGGCGTCATCCAAGGATCTGATTCATCAATTGTTGCAATGTTGAAGTCAAAAAACTTAATCTGTTCCAGCTCTTCAAGCAGCTGTTTTAGGGACTCTTGCTTGACGATGTTCTCCCACGTCAGGGATCCCTTGTATGTTTTGTTCACACGTCTCTTGTCTCTTGGTGACGCACCGTCGCCCCCGACGTGTCCGAGATCAGCCTCAATTCGCGACTGCTTCAGCCCTTCATACTGTTGAGCACAAAAAATGCTAAATTGGTTAAAACTGCATGATTGATGGTAGTACTGGTAAAGGCCCCGGCAGGTCTTCTTGTTGATCATGAAAAAATTGAAATCACATAGATTATTGCCTTGATCTAATGACCGGACCGTGATCTTGAACTGGCCACCACTATCAGTGATCTCGGTGAAGCGGCGTTGATCCTTTAGTTTTAGAAACAAGCCAACGTGATAGTCTTCCAATTGCCCCACATATAATAGTCGATCGTAATCTCCGAATCTTTCCCGTCGATCCTTAAGTACAGCAAGGTGCGCAAAAAAATCATCGATTGCTATGCCCTGCCCGAGCTGCCAAATAAACCCTATAAGCTGTGCTTTCACCCGATTCTCCTTTCAGGCTGACCCCCCGCTGTGGCCACTATTTTTTCGTGAGTTTAGCGGTGGGTCAGCAATTTCTCAACGTGCGCGAACAGGCATGTTCAGTTACTGCCACGGAGTCGAAATGAGTGACGCGAGGCAGCACTAGTTCAATCTTGGGTCAATATCGGGGTCGGCCGGATCGACCAGGCGGCCGTCTGGGAGGGCGACGAAGGTGAGGGCGACCTCGGCTTTTTCGCCGAGGAAGTCGACGGTCTTGGTGCACGTGTCGCATTGGTAGACGGGTAGCACGGCGCCTTCGATGGTGACTTCGCCGGCAGGGGGGAGGGGGGCTTTGCACTTGGGGCAGGGGTGGGAGGGGCTAGCCATGGCGACAGCATACCGACCAGCTGGTGGTTGCGAAAAAAGGTGTTGACTTGGCGTTTTGGTGTTTGGTATAAGTTTGGGTATGCAAACATCGACCAAGCAAACAGGTGGCAGCAGGCTGGAGCAGATGCTTTTTGAGGAGGTGGACGGTGTGGCAGTGGCGGTGATGCCGGCGGAAGGGGCGGGCGAAGGCGTTCGCTACATGAGGCTGGTGGAGGCGGAGAAGCGGTTTGGGGTGCCGAAGGAGGTGCTGGCGGATCTTTGGGACTCGAACGCCAGGCGGTTCGCCGTGGACGTGGTGGACGAGTTTGATGCCGGCGAGGGTGCGACTAGGCCAGGGGCCGGGGAAGTGGCTGAGAATGCGGCGGGCGCAGATGGACGAGATTCTGGCGGGGTGGGTGAAAGTAGTCCACGGGAACAGGCGGCGCTGCAGCAGCTGCGGTTGGCGAAGTATCCGGCCCTGACCGGTGAGCAGTGGGAGTACTTCCTCGAGGTTTGCCGGCAGCGGAAGCTGAACCCGTGGGCGCGGCAGCTGCTGGCAGCGCTGGAGCCGGCGGAGCGGAAGCGGGATGCGGATGAGAAGGGCAGTGGCTTTGAGCTGGCGCTGATCATGTCGATCGAGGGGATGCGGCTGGTGGCGCACCGGACCGGCCTGTACGCAGGGATCGATGAGATCGAGTTCGGGTGGGGAGAAGACCCGCGGTACCCGGCGAGTGCCAAGGCCACGGTGTACCGGCTGGTGGGTGCTCCAGGTGCCAGAGAGCGGGCGTCGTTTGTGGCCCGGGCCTACTGGTCGGAGTACGCCCCGGCGATCGTGGAGGGGACGCTGTGGGAGCGGATGCCGCGGGTGTGCATGGAAAGGCCGGCGGAGGCGATGGCACTGCGCAGGGCGTTTCCGGCGGAGCTGGGCGGTATCTACGTGGCGGAGGAGGGTTTGGGCAGCCGGCAGGCGGCTGACAATGGGAGTCGGGATGGAGCGAGGCGGGTGGTGGCGGCCGGGGAGGATGACCGGATGGTGTCAGCGGCGGGCCTGTCCGAGGGCGAGATGCCGGCGGGGGAGGACGGGCCGCAGACGCGGCGGCAGTGTGAGCTGGAGCTGCTGGAGCTGGGGGTGACGCCGGCGGCTGCGAGGGAGGCGGTGATCGGGCGGTTTGCTGCGGCGTATCCTCACTTGGTGGGGACGCCGGGGCTTTATGGGCTGGTGGTGCGGGAGGTGCGGAAGCGGCCGGGTGATTATCGGGGTGGGACGGGAGGGTAGGAGCGTTGAAGAAGGGCTTGATTCGAGGGTTGGTTATAAAAAAGACAACATTGTTGACATTTCGAGATTTTGCATTTAGGATGGAAAGATGAAAGAAATCAATCCGTTTGACGGTGATTCGGTGATGTCGGAGATTGGGGAACTGGTCCCAGTCATTCTGCGCGAGGCCATGGACAGCGGGTTTGATGCATTTCGCAAAAGCCGTGAATTGGATGCGGTCGGGTTCAACGACTACCGCCAGAGCACCTTGGCGAACATGCTGGCGGATCGTATCTATCCTTTTTTGATTTCGCTTTCTGAGGCTGCTGATCCGGAGGGTCTCCACCTTCGCACTCGTCTGACACAAAACGGGCGAGCGACCGAGCTTTTGATCGGTTCAGAATTTTACACGAAGGTCAAACGAATTAAGGATAGGATTCGGCCTTCAACGCTCGATGATGATGTTGAAGTTGATGACGTGATGGAACTTCAGATCATCGAGGAAGGCATGCCGCAAAACATCCCCACTGGTCGCGTGATGCGTCAGCGGTCTCCCAGTGCATACACGGGCACGCAGCTCACCTTGCCTGGAGTGGCGCCGGTACAGGTTCCTGATGACGGCCGCGAGCGGCTGTGTTTGGTTGCAGGCTTTGATCTTGATTTGACAGAAGAACGGATAGAGCGACATCGAATCGGACTTTATGGTTCGACTCAAGTTTTTTGGACAAGTCGTTTGCCCGAATTGGAGTTGGATGCAATCGCGAGGATATCACCGACGTTGTACGAACGAGTGACCGTCTTACGCCAAGTACGGCAGGCGTGATATGACCCACCAAACCGTCAACCTCAAAATGCCTCAGAATCCGGCGGCCGGCGAAATGCCATTGGGTTCGAGCGGATTGATTCGCAGTGGCGAGTTTAATCCAAACATGCTCACTACGGCCCGCGACGCACGACGGATGACCCAAGCCGAGCTCGCCGATCAGATGGATGTCAGCCAACCTCTCATCAATCAGTGGGAGGCCGTCGCGATCCCCGGTGAGCAGGTTAAGCGTCCCGGTGTTGAACAAGTCGACAAGCTTTGCAGGCTGCTGAACTTACACCCATCGTTCTTCTACATTTCCAGACCCACGCGGTTGGCAAATCTCTCAGAATTTTATCACCGCGCATTCGCCAAAGCCAAGCGATTGGATGTCAAAGCGGCGCATGCGCGGTGTGGCATATATGACTTGCAGGTAGATCGTCTGCTCCAGCTCTGCCCACCACTTGAGGACCGGATACCAGACATCGACCCCGACAATCACGCCGGCAATGTCGATAAGATAGCAGCGATGGCGCGTGCACGCATGGGTGTGCCTCCCGGGCCCGTAGAGAATCTCGTTGATCTAATCGAGTCGAGCGGTGGGATCGTGATTGACCGCGACTTAGAGATTGAAAGTGTCGATGCACTTTGTCGTTGGGTGCCGGGGTTGCCGAAGCTGTTTTTTCTCAACGGCGATAGGCCTGGAGATCGGATGCGATTGACCCTCGCACATGAACTTGGGCACACAATCATGCACTTCAATCGAGACGCTGAGATCGATGTGGCGGAGATGCAAGCACAGCGATTTGCGGCGGCTTTCCTCCTGCCGGCCACCGAGATTCGAGCCGATTTGGGTGTGAAACTCGATCTCCCGAAGCTGATGGCGCTCAAACGCAAGTGGCGTGTTTCCATGCAGGCTATCGCATACCGCGCTCACCAGATAGGTTGTATCGACAAGACCCGTTACACGTCGATTTTCCAACAGCTTTCACGGCAAGGCTGGCGGAAGTCGGAGCCGGTTGAAGTTCGGAGAGAGTCGCCTCGGGCGTTCAAGCGCCTTCTTCGTGCCCATCTTGATGCGGGGTACACCCATGACCAGCTTGCGGAAATACTGCTCGTCAGCCTTGAGGAATTAGGACAGATGCTTGTTGATGGGGCATCTCCTGATTGGCAGGACACGGGGGTGCGAATGCGGATTGCGCGTTGAGAGACTGCTTATTTAATGCCACGATCGTGGCTGCTTGATTTGTATTCAGCTCGCGGGGTACGCGGCGGAGTTCCCCCCCTCTCTGCCCCTCCCGCGGGCTGTTTTTATTTGGGGGATCGCTCGATTGCGTAGGCATCATCGAGCGCCTTTCGGGCGGCAGCGACGGTGGGGTCTTCGCTGAGCAGCTTTTGGCGGAGGTCATCGCGGGTGGTGCGGATGGCCCGGTAGTCGTCCATTAGACGGACTTTGTCATTGGGGCTGGCGATGGCAGCTTGGTCTGATGCCTTGTCCATGTCAGCCTTCAGGCGCTGCATCTCAGGGTGTTGGTTGATGGTGGCATTGGCGGTGGTGATGGCGCTGGTCAGCTTGCGTTGGAGTTCAGGAATCGATTCTGCGGGAGGTGTAGGTGCCGCCCTTGTGGGCTCCGGCGCTGGCGGGGGTGGGGACTGAACCGGTGTGCTTGGAGTGACCGGTGAACTCGATGGATTGGGTGTGGCGCGATCTGGCAGCAAACTGCCTATAAGTGCCAGTACGCCTATGCCAAAGGCCGTGAGCAGAAAGAGTCCGAGCAGTATTGACAGGCAACCGGAACCTGCTGAATCGGCGGCTGCCGTTGAACTGCGACGCTTTCCGCCACGGCCGGGGCCAAAGGTGAAGCGTAGCGGGCCTAGCCCGGTGGAAAGAGATGGGCCGCGCTTGCCGATGTTGAGGCGAGTGCCCTTGGCGACGCGGAAGCTTTTGCGAAAACTGAACCCCATGGGTCACTTTTTGTCGGCGGCGGTGGGATGTTCAGCTTGCCGGGGGCTCGCGAAAGCGGTTGATTGTGTTGGTGGCAGCCGCCTTCGACTTCTTGAACAGGTCGGCGGCCGTGGTGGCGGCAGCATTCAGCTTCTCGGCGGTGGTTGGTTTGGGTGCAGGCGGGGGCGTTGGGGCAACGTACTTGCTGACATTGGTAACGATAATCTCATCGTCTAGCTGGGCTTTGATTCTGGCGGCGTCAAGGGAGTCGGCGTTGATGGTGTACTTCACGTCCATTTTGGAGGCTTTGTCCACGCCGAAGACTTCGTAGGTGCCGGGGCCCGTGGGCAGAATCTGGGAGCTGTTGGGTGCTAGGTGGGCGGAGGCGGGGCTGGTCTGCTGGGTGGTGTTTGGGCGGGCGGGGAAGGGGTTTTGGCGTTCGATCCGAAGGCGGTTGATGAGGTCTCTGACGGTGTTGGGGTTGTCGAGGCCGGTCGTGGTGATTTCGATGCCAGTGTTGGCGGAGGAGGAGATCTCGACGGTGCCACTACGCCACATGCGCTGGAAGGCGGTCTGCTCGATGTGCACGTTGCGAACATCGACGACCATCATTTCGGTGATGTCTTTGGAGAACACGCCTTTTCGATAAATGATGCGGTAGTTGGTGATGGTGAGCTTCTTGGCTTTGAGCTGGAAGTGCCAGGCGATGAGGTAGGGGATGCCAACGAGTACGAGGCAGAAAAGGAGGACGAAGAACAGCTTGACCGGGTCAGCCTTCAACATAGTGGGCGTTGACTCGTACAACACCTGTTCGCCGGGGACTGTCATGGGTGCCTCCCTGTGGTGGGTTACTTCTTGCCGGCTGCTTTGAGTGCGGCCGTGCGTTGGGTCTTTACGTTTGATTCAGCTTGTTTGTAGATCAGATCCATCGTGTCGAGCAAGGTCTTGGCGGCCCTGACTGCCTGGCTGTGGTCCATGCCGGCAGCGGAGCGGTGCAGGTCGGTCGCAAGGTCGGCGCCAGCGTAGTCGCGGATGATCGACTGGATGAGCTCGCCTCGCATCGACTGATCGTTGTTCATTATTGCGAGTTGTAAACGCGCGTCGAGCGAAGCGTACCAATCGAGAATTCTTGCGAGCGCTTCAGCTTTTGGTACTCCAGTTTTCACCCGGATGGCATCCATCACCTGCCGAGCGCGGGGAAGAACTGCAAGGGTGATGCTTTCTTTGGTTGCTTCGGCCATCGCTGTCAAAAATAGGCGATTTTCTGTTTTGTTCAACATGTTTGTCCATAAAGACTTAGGTATGTTTTTGGGGGCATCTAGCTTGTTTCTTCACGATAAAGATGTTGACAACAACATCTCGCGTGCTACAACTATCGCATCATGTCGAGAACCATAGCAGCAAAGCCGGCGAGGACTTCGGGCGGGCAGTTACCGAGCATTCGGGTGGCTCGCGAGGATTTTCGGGTAGTGGATGACATCGAGCGGGACTGGGTGACAACCAAAAAAGCAGCGTTTGGCTTCCTGGTGGAGCTGTGGAAGGCGGCGACGCCGGAGCAGAGGCAGGAGGCGGTTCGTTCAGTGGCCCGGCGGCGAGTGGCCTCAGCTTAGCGGCGGTGGGATGAAACGCCCGGAGATTCTGGATCTTCGGGGGCTCTTTTGACGGAAAGCGCGGCTATTTCGGCGATGTGAAGCGGTCAAACGGTGTCGGCGAGATGGGCGAGATGCGACGGGCGAGATGCACGGAAGGAACGCGAGATGACACAGACGATTGAAAAACCTGCACGGGTGGCAACCAAGGACAAGTCACGGGAGCCGACGGCCACGGAAGTAGAACTGCTGGCCAAGGCCGAAGCCTTCATCCTGGAGAACTTTCAGCGCGGACCGTCGATCGAAGAGATCGGCAAGGCGGTGGGGCTGAGCAAGTTCTACTTTCACCGGGTCTACAAGCGGCTGATGGGCATCACGCTGAAGCAGCGGATCGACGGGATGCGGATGGAGAAGGCGGCAAAGCTGCTGCTGGAGACCAGCATGCCACTGGGTGAGGTGGCGCAGGCGGTGGGCTTCTGCCATCAGAGTGCCTTCACGTCGCGTTTTCACCGTCTGTCGGGCAATACGCCGGCAAGGTTTCGCCGCGCGGCGCGGGAGGTAGCGAAGGCGATGGGTCCGGGGGTCGTTGCCCGGGTGACGGCGGCGGAGGCAGCGAAAGCGATACCGGCGGGGATGTAGGGGCAGTGGTGGGCTGGCACGAACTACACACAAGCAAGGAGTCGAACTATGGGCACGGGCATGCTGGAACTGGGTAACACCGGGTATGCGGTGGAGTGGGTGAAGGTGGTGGATTTCTTGAAGCGGGCGCCGGAGCAGCGGGGCATTGCAGCGTCGCCGGAACTGGTGGCGGTGGCGATGGACGTGGAGGAGGCCGAGGCACTGGGCAAGGTCATGAGGGACATGGGCCGGCCGCGGGTGATTGAAGAGGGGTATGACCCGGGGAGCAGCGAGCACCACGGGGACGACGAGTATCAGTCGGATGGGTGATGTCGAACAACGTGTGATGAGTCAGGTCCTGTGCTGGGGCCTGAGCCCAAAGCCTGCTCACCACAGAACCGGGAAACGCCAACTGCGAGAGGTACAGCCGGTGAGGGCGTACAGGTAGCGAAGGCGACAGCACGAGCGGTCACAAGCCGCCCGGCGAGAGGCGATCAGAGAGAACCCTGATCGAAGGTAGCTGGAAACACCTCTGGGCTGCTTACCGGCGGTCTGGAGGTTTGAAGAACATGGCCGGGGTGTACACACCGTGGTTCCCCCCTCCACGTGGTACTTGGGCTTCATGCCCGGTACCCGCCCCGGCCTTCTGAGTATCTCCCCTCCGGGTGTGCCCGGTACCCCACGATTCCGCCGGGCACACCTATTTGGGGGAGTTGAGAAGGACACATGCAACAACCCGACCCAAAACTCGAGACGAAGGATGGCCGGGTGTGGGTGCGCCAGTGGCTGATGGTCGACAGCAGGCCGGTGGCTGAGCACCTCATACCAGCAGACCTGCAGCAGGTGTGGGAAGAGATTTTGGCCAAGGCAGGGGCTGTGACGCGGTACCAGAGCAGCCTGACGGCCACGCTGAAGCTGCCGGGAGACCAGTTGTTTACAGGGGAACTGCCGGCGGAGTTGCCGACCGGGGACGGAAAGGCAGGAGGCCAGTGATGACCAAGACACGAAAAGTCGCGACGCGGAGGGGCCTGCGGGGCGATCTGCGGGCGATCACGATCAGGCAGCCGTATGCGGAGCTGATTGCCCGCGGGGAGAAGCTGTGCGAGAACCGCACCTGGCCGACGAACTACCGCGGGCGCCTGCTGATCCACAGCGGGACCAGCCGGATGTTTGACGGGTTCAGCGTCGAGGTGATGGCACCGCGATTCGGGCTGCAGGTGAAGGACCTGGACTTCGGCGCGGTGGTGGCCGTGGCAGATCTGGCGGCCTGCATCCCGCTGGAGGTGATCAAGGCGGGCAGGCTGCCGGCGGACATGAAGTGGATCGAGCAGCACGAACACTGCCACGGGCCGTACTGCTGGATTCTCAAGAACGTGCGACGGATGCCGGTGACGGTGCTGGTGAAGGGCCAGCAGGGCATCTGGAGCCTGACGGGCAACGAGAAGAAGCGGGTGGAGCAGCTGCTGCTGGCACTGCGGGACGGTCGGCCGACGCTGCGGGAACCGATCAGCGGGGAGACAGGCCGGGACGAGACGGCAGGACTCCAGCCGGCGGGGGTCGGATGAGAGTGATCTCGTACCACCGGAGGCCAGTGATGACGACCGCGGCGGTTGAGCGGATGGATCTGAGAGAGCTGGAGGCGTGGGTGCTGTCAGGGGCGGCGATGCCGGCGGCCGTGTGGCTGCGGGTGAGGCGTGAGCGGGTGATCGAGCGGATGACACACCATGAGCTGCTGGGCAGGCCGAGCCTGGCGGACTTCAAACCAATCGGCGGAAGGTAGTCAGACATGGGATTCAGGACCGGACAGATCAGCTATCGGCGGTATCAGACTGTGGGGCAGGCGCCGGAGGAGGTTTCGGGCGACGTCGTGGAGGCATTACGGAAGGAGATTCACACGCCGGGGCCGGTGCCGAAGTTGCTTGGCATGCAGTACGGGTGGTGTGGCGGCCGGGACCAGCTCGACGGGGAGATTGACTTGGGCGAGCACGTCTTTGACAACTCCGTGCTGTTCGGGCTGTTGGAGGAGTTGAACGAACCGCCGGGCAAGCTGGTAAAGGCGTTGTACCGGAAGGCACTGGTGGAGGCGGGCAAGACTCGCCAGTTATCGAAGAGTGATCGGAAGGAGGCGAAGGCGAATGCGAAGGCCGAGGCTGATGATGAGGCCAGGAAGGGCCGGCATTGCAAGGTGAGCGTGACGCCGGTGCTGTGGGACCTGGACGCAAGGGCGATCTACACGCCGGCTGGGGGGAAGCGGGCAGATCGGTTGATGGAGCTCTTTGAGCGGTCTTTCAACCTCAAACTCTGGTGCATGACTGCAGGGGTGATCGCCGAGCGGGAGGGGGTGGCATTGAACGTGCCGCCGGAGCAGTTTGTAAACAACCCGGGCGGGCTGTTCATGGGGTACGGGTTTTTGGTGCGGGGTGGGCCGCACAACCACGCGCTGGACTTTCTGGGGTGCGAGTTCCTGCTGTGGTTGATGTGGATGCAGGCCAGTGCGAGCTCCAGCACACGCGGGGTGCACGGGTTGTGGGTAGATCCGACTGCGGCGATGACGCTGGATGACCCGTATCAGGTGCTGGGCCGGACGACGCTGGGTACCGCCGAGGATCTGCGACCAGGCGAGCCGGCATCGGCACTGGCGGCCGGCAAGATGCCGGTGAGTGTGACGGTGAGCGTGCCAGAGCTGAGGCTCAAGGGGCCGATGACCCTGCACGCCAAGGATCTGGCGGTCAGTGGGTTGGACATCGAGGTGCCGGATGTTTTGCACGACCCTCGGCAGATTATTGAGTACCGCCTGGAGACTCAGAGGAATGTGGATCATGTGATCCTAAATGCATTTAGCCGGTTTCTGCTTGATCGAAAGCGTGAGGAGAGGTGGAGGAAGGTGGCGGTGGCGATGCGGCAGTTCATCAGCGGCGGGCTCTTGGAGTCGGTGGAGGAGGATGAGGTGCCGGAGAAGGCGGAGAAGCAGGCGAAGTCGTCTGGGGAAGGAAAGAAGGCGGCAGGGAAGCCCGGGAAGGCAAAGCTCGCCAAGGCAGGTAGGTGACGAAACTCTGTGATTTCCGCCCGTCAGCAATGACGCAGGAGCACGACCCGGAGCCCAGCGGAACGGCACCCGGGGCGAATCCGGGACCGAAGACAGGGACAACCACGGTCCAGCACCCGGAAGTGGTGACAGCTCGGAGAGACGGGCAGATCGGTGAGGCCGCAGGCGAAGGCATGGCAGCCATCCGCAGTGCGACAGGGATCGGACCCCACCTCACCATTGGAAGCGAAGGGCCCGGCGGTGTTGGCGGCGTGTGCCGCCGCCGCCGGGTCGGCTTGAGACGGAGCTCAGCGATGGCGATAGCAAGTTTGACGACGCGGCCGGCGGCATCGGAGCAGCCGACGAGCGAGCTGATTCAGATCGATCAGGTCTTGAAGCTATGTCAGATCAGCCGGTCGCAGCTGTACCGGGTGATGGGTGACAGGCGGGCGGGATTCCCGAAGCCGGTCAGCTGGCTAGGGGGCCGCAATCGGAAGTGGCGCCGCCGAGAGGTCATGCAGTGGATCGCAACAACGAAGTGACATGAGTAACCCGCATCCCAATGTCAGTCTGTTTGAGCGTAAGGGCCGTCGAGGCATCTACGGACGCGTCAACTTCAACGGCGAGAGCTGGGAAGTGAAGGCCGGTGATGACCAGAAGACGGCCACGCGGACGGCGCTACTGATCAGCCAAGATCTCGAGCTGGTGCGGCGCGGGCTCAAGTCGTTGGCGGACGTGCGGGGGGATACGAAGAAGGTGTCGCCAGTGAGTCTGCTCCAGGAGCAGTTTGAGCGTAGCCTGATCGACGCGGGGGTAAGCGAGTTTCACAGGCTGACGGTGAAGCAGCGGGTGCGGGACCTGTTTGAAGCTGCGGGGATTGAGCGACTGTCGGGCGACTATGGCAGGAAAGTGCTTGGGGCGTTGGTCAGGATGCGGGACCAGGGGGCGGCGGCACAGACCCTGAAGCACTACCGGCAGGCTGTCCGGCAATTTGAGAACTGGATGGTCCAGCGAGGCCATGTGACACAGAAGCTCATCCACAAGGCCACCGGTGAGATGAGGATCAACGTGGCGGCCGACCGCAGGCACCGCCGGCGGGCGTGGACCGAGGTTGAGCTGAGGAAGCTGTTGACCTATCTGCGGAACGACCAGCTGAGGGTGGAGAAGGCCAGAGCGGAGGGGCGCCATGGGGTAAAGGGTCAGCAGATGACACCTGGGGATCGGGCGTTGTTGTATGAGTTTGCGATTGCCACGATGCTGCGGGCGGGAGAGATCAGGTCACTGACGGCAGCCAGCTTCAAGCTGGACGGCAAGCAACCGCATGTGGTGCTCAAGGCTCAGGACGAAAAGGCACGTCGGGGAGCCCGGCAGCCCATTCCATCGGCGCTGGTGCCGAGGCTCAAGGAGCTGGTGGCACGATCGACCGGCCGGGTCTTCCAGTGGATGGGCGAAGTGCCGGCCAAGATGCTCAAGCCCGATCTGATCGCGGCCGGCATCCTCTACAAGACCGACGAGGGGGTGCTGGACTTCCACAGCTTCCGGCACAGCGGCGGGGCCCACCTGGTGAGGGCAGGCGTGAATGTGAAAGTGGTGCAGTTCCTCATGCGGCACAAGTCGATCAATCTGACCTTGGACACCTACGGGCACCTGATGCCGGGAGATGAGCTCAATGCGACGGAAATCGGGTACGGTTGGGTTGGAATCTGTTCACCGTTTTGTTCACAGGTTCAGGGTCAAAAAATGGGATTTACTGAGACACAAGGGAACACCGAAACGGAGGTATCGCACGGCGATGGAATCTGA